GGCCTTGTGGCAGCCAACGGACGATGACCGAGACAGCTTTGTAAAAAGCGAAATCGACCCCATGCTGCGCGATGTGAGCGCAATGCAGAAAGTGTTTCCGGCTTACCTGGCACGCCACAAAGACAATACCTTGCAGGCAAAGAAGTTTCTTGGCTCTATTACCCACCTCAAGGGCGGTAAGGCCGCAAAGAACTATCGGCGTATCTCAGTTGATACGGCCTACCTTGATGAATACGACGCCTTTGATGCCAACATCGAAAAAGAAGGCGACCCGGGCACGCTGGCTGCAAAGCGAATCGAAGGGGCGATATTTCCAAAGCTTGTCATTGGATCAACGCCAAAGCTCAAAGGCTTCTCAAACATCGAAAAACGGGAGCGTAGTGCAGATATTTTATTGCGCCGTTACGTGCCATGCCCCGAGTGCAACGAATTTCATCCGTTAGCCTGGGGCGGCAAAGACGAAACCACCGGATTCAAGTGGACTGACGATAACCCAGAAACAGCGCGTCACCTGTGCCCGCACTGTGGCGCGTTGATTACCCAGCAACAGTTTTTGTCCGTAGCAGACCTTGGGCGGTACGAGTCAGACGAGGGCGTTACCTGTGATGACCAGGGTGTTTTCAGAAACCCGTCAGGCGACATTATCAAACCGCCCGAACGGGTTGCCTTTCACATCTGGAGCGCCTACAGCCCAAACGTCTCATGGGTTGGCATTGTCAGAGACTTTTTATCCGCTTACGTTGAATACGGCGAAGGCAAAAAAGAGAAGCTACAGGCATTTACAAACACCACCCTTGGCGAATACTGGGCAGAGGAATACGAAAAGACTGACGAGAGCGAACTCAGGAATAGAGCAGAGCCGTTCCCGCTCGAGCGTGTGCCCATGGGTTGCCTGTTGCTATTGGCCGGCATCGATACCCAGCCTAACCGACTCGAGGTAAACGTGTGGGGTTATGGGCGCGGCTGCGAAACCTGGAGCATTGCCGACCGAGTATTTTTTGGAAACCCGGATGAGGATGAAGTTTGGTCAGATCTTGAAGAATTCCTATTTGACACAGAGTTTCAACATGAGTCAGGTGCCACGTTAAAGATATTTGCCTCAGCGATCGATACGCGTGGTCACAACACCCACGCCGTATACAACTGGGTATCAAAGCATTCCCGGCAGCGTGTCTTTGCAATTGCCGGTCGGTCAGGACGTGAGAAGCACATCAAAGACGGTGCCAGCAAGGTAGATATCGACTGGCGTGGGCGCATGCGCAAAAATGGCCTAGTGCTTTGGTGGGTAGGCACCAACCATGCAAAAGACCTGATACATGGTCGCCAGCAAATAACCAAGCCCGGACCGGGCTACATCCATTTCAGCAAAGAACTGAGTGACGAGTGGTTCAAGCAGTACACCGGAGAGGCCAGAACAACCCGCCGCACAACGCGTGGCGAAGAATCGGCGTGGACAGCCACCCGAAAGCGCGTCGAAAAACTCGACTGCGCGGTATACGCCGTGTGGCTGGAAACCTACTTTGAGCTCTCAAAAAAAGCCGCCCGTTTTTGGGATGACCTAGAAAAGAAAGTACAGCCCATCGTTGCTGATATGTTTTCACAAAAGAATGTAGAAACTGTTGCAAAATCAAGCGATAAAACGGTTGCTAAAACAACCATAAAACAGAATAATGCGCCTAGCAGTCAAAACATAAAAAGCAAATCATCCAGGTTGATCAAAAGCGATTGGGGCTCGCGCCTATAACCGTGGATGTGCTATGGACCTTACTGTTAACGTTGATCTGTCTCAGGACATGGAGCGCCTCAAAGCCGCCCCAGAAAAAGCCCGCAAGATCAGAGCAAAAATACTGACATCAGCTGCCTTTGATATCAACGCCAATATCAAAGAGGCCATGCAAAAAACGTTTAAGGGCGGCGCCACCCCGTTTACCCTACGTTCATTTAACGTAACCAAAGCCAGCGAAGACATGCTGGAATCTCGCGTGTCACTGCGCACAGACACCCCCGGCAAAGGCACCGCTTATAACAAAGCATTAGGCCACCTGTTTGACGGCGGCAATCGTGCCTGGAAGCGTGCGGAGGGCGCCTTTCTAAAAATAGGCGTACTGCCACCGGGTTACATCATGGTGCCCGGCACCGGATGCCCGCTTGATCAATTTGGCAACGCACCCAGTAGTTTCATTCGCCAGCTACTCAGCTACTTTGGCGCCGCTGAATTAAAAGCAGGCGCACGCGCCAACATGACTGACAAGCGCAAAGCAAAACTTGCTGATGTAGGCAAAACAGAATCTGGCTACAAAACTATCAATGGCGTTATGTACTTTATTAGCCGAGGCAAAGGCAACTGGTTTGGCGGCCGGTCATGGAAAAACGGCAGGGAGCAACACTTACCCATGGGAATCTGGAAAAAATCAGGTATCCACGGCGTAAAAGTAGAGCCCGTATTCCTATTTGTAAGACAGGGCACCTACAGCAAAGTCATAGACCTCAGCCAGATCGTTAATGACTACCAGGTAACCAAATTTAATGCCATGGCAGGCCGCCACCTTAAATCAGTGCTGGAGGCCTAATCATGACGCCTACTCAACAGACCCCACAGATTGATGATTCAGCCGTATCGCTGGTGTATGAAATAACCGCATCGATACAGGAAGAGGTTGGCATGTCCGAAGCCTTTGCCAGCCAGATTGCGGAAGCCATTACACGGGGCATACGCCGCCGCCTGGGTGGAAACCATATCTACGTGCCTAAATTCAACAGCACACAAGAAAAGCGTGAGCGAGACGCCACCATCAAGCGTGAATTCAACGGCCTCAATCGAGACGAGCTTATGCGTCGGTACGGGCTGAGTAAAACCCAGATCTACGAGATTGCTAAGAAGTAGGCTGTTGAGCGCATTAATGGCACACATAAAACATTTTGAAGAAAATAAGAACGGCAGAGATTTTGTTGTCGGCGATTTGCACGGGCATATCAACATGCTGCGCGAACTGATGGGCATTGTTTCCTTTGACAAAGACATTGACCGCCTATTTGCCGTAGGCGATCTGATTGACCGCGGTCCGAACTCAGCAGACTGCCTCCGGCTTGTGATGGAGCCGTGGTTCTTTTCAGCGATGGGCAACCATGAGCTGATGATGCTGGATGCCGTATCAGGTGAATATCCTAATGCCATGTCCGGCTGGGTAATGAATGGTGGCGGCTGGTGGTCTGGCGAAACAGAGAATGATCAGAAAGAGCTGGCAGCCATTGCCAGTTCGCTACCAATCGCGATTGCAGTGGGTTCAGGGGTTAACCGGTTCAACGTGCTTCATGCGGAGTTTCTAGGCACCGATTCAGATCTTGATCAGGTTCACCTGCTGGATCAGCACGTACACACGCAGATGCTCTGGGGACGGTCAGTCGTTGAGGGCAAGCAGACGCCAACCCATGGACAGCTATCGATGACGTATGTGGGTCATACGATTGTTAAGCACCCAGGCACACGGGCAAACCATGGGTTTATTGATACTGGTTCATTTCTACTCGGTACGGGACGGCTAACAATGATTGAGCCGTCAACAGGAAATATTTGGCAATCTAACAACAAGTGAAAGGAATAAAAATGGCCACAAATAATGAAATCGAACAGGAAATACAAGCTAAAGGTAAGACAGCACCGCGCATCACACCAGCTGACATTGATGACAACATTGTTAGCGAGCACTACTTCACCGCCGACGAAGGCGTGTGTGGCTCTTACCGTGAGATGGTTGAGATGGGTCGCAGCCAGCAGCAGCCAGTAGAAGCTCTAAGCCTGCTGACCTTCTGCGTGCTGGTACTGCGCAACGGCTTCACCGTCACGGGTGAATCGGCCTGCGCCAGCCCGGAGAACTTTGACGCTGAGATCGGGCGCAAGATTGCCCGTTCCAATGCGGTGCAGAAGATATGGCCACTGATGGGCTACGAGCTGCGCTCTAAGCTGGTCAAATAAAAATAGTCCGGTTTTTGGGTAAAAACCGGAATCGGTAATCCGTACCCTCGGTGGCATGACTACTGCCACCGAAATGCTACAGAAATACCTGGCTGCTGAATCCGCTGTGCTGGAAGGCAAAGAAGCGCGGATTGGTGACCGGGTATTTCGTTCAGAAGACCTGGTTCAGATTATTGCCGGCCGCCGTGAATGGGAAGCCAAGGTTAACGCTGAGGCTAAGCGCCTGCGTGGCGCCAACACCATTGGCGGCATGAGCTTCTCTGTAGCGAGGATGCGATGAAGCGCCCCGGCTTACTTCAGCGGTTACGTGCCGCCATTTCGCCGGTTGCCAGCTACGACGCAGCCAAAGAAACACGGTACCGCAAGCTCACCCGCAAGAACCTGCCACCCAACCGCATGGTTGAAATGGCGTCTTTGCCGCTGCGTATGCAGGTGCGCAACCTGGAACGTAACCACGATCTAACCCGTGGCGCATTACGCACGCTGGTTAATAACGTGGTTGGCCCCAACGGTATCGGGATCGAGCCGCAGCCGCGCCGCAAAGACGGCACAATTCATGAAGAGTATGCCAATGCACTGCGAGAGGCTTTCCGTGATTGGGCGCGCCGCCCGGAGGTTACCCAGTCGTTAAGTTGGTCTCGGTGTCAGCGCATGATGGTGCGTGCCTGGTGGCGCGATGGCGAGTGTTTTGCGCAGGGCCTGATGGGTAACGTTCCCGGGCTAGATCACGGTACCCGCGTGCCATTTAGCCTGGAACTCTTTGAATCAGACATGGTGCCGTTAAATCTTAACGACACAGCTAAGCGCATTCGGCAAGGTATTGAGGTTAACGAGTGGGGCCGCAAACGGGCACTCTGGGTTTATAAAACCTCCCCGCTTAAAGAGCTTTATGCACTGCCAAGCCTGGCCGATGTTAAGCGCATTTCGTATGACAACGTACTGCATATCTACACCCCGGACCGGTTGCACCAGTTGCGTGGCGTATCAGAGCTGGCTAGCGTGATTACACGGCTAGATGACCTTAAGGATTACGAAGAGTCCGAACGGGTTGCTGCCAAGCTGGCTGCCCGTTTGGCCATGTACGTTAAGCGTGGCACGCCGGATCTATATGACCCGGAAACCATTACCAGAGATGAGAGCGGTAACCCCATTCCGCGTGAGATTGAGATTGAAGCCGGTACCATTTTTGATGGCTTAGGTGTGGGTGAGGAAATCGGCCTTATTGATACAAAGCGCCCAAACCCCAACGCACTTACGTGGCGGCAAGGCCAGCTACGTGCCGCCGCCTCTGGCGTAGGTATTTCAAACAGTAGCTTTTCAAAAGACTACAACGGCTCTTACTCGGCGCAGCGTCAAGAGCTGGTAGAGCAGTACGTGAACTACGCTGTACTCACCGACGATTTTTGCGGTATGTGCATTGTGCCGGTATGGGAGTGGTTTGTAGCCATCGCTGATATGTCCGGGGTTGTAAAGCGCCCGGCAGATGTTATGCCAGATACCGCAGACGATTGCCTACTGGTGGCGCAGGCCATGCCGTGGATCGACCCGCTTAAAGAAGCCAATGCCTGGAATCAGCTGGTGCGCTCTGGCTTTGCCAGCGAGGTGGAAGCTATTCGCCGCCGGGGCGGTAGCCCGCACGATGTAATGGAACAGATTGCCGCATTCCGGAAAAAGACCAAAGAAAAGGGACTGGTCTTTGAGTCAGATGCTGCAACAGATATTGCCGCCAAAGCGCCTGACTACACAGACCCTAACGCACCCAAGCCCGGAGATACCAGCGTTTAAAAATAGTCCGGTTTTTACCTAAAAACCGGAATCGATAACAGACACACTGACCTTTACACACAGTGACCAACGGAAACCTTCCGGAGACTTATATGAGCAAGTGGTACGACATTAAGGCTAAAGCAGCACCCAAAGCCGCAGACGCTAAAACCTCTGCCGAGGTGTTTATCTATGGCGACATTGGCGAATCGTGGTGGGGTGATTCTGTAGCAGCCTCCGACTTTGTTAAAGAGATTGCCGCCCTGGACGTTGAGGAACTGACTGTTCGTATCAACAGTTACGGCGGCTCGGTATCTGATGGTCTGGCGATCTACAACGCACTCAAGCGCCATAAGGCCAGCGTAACCGTATCAATCGATGGCGTAGCGGTATCTATTGCCAGCCTGATTGCCATGGCCGGCGACACCGTAGAAATGGCCGAAAACGCCATGTTTATGGTGCACGCCCCCTGGGGTTACGCCTCTGGCAATAGCGCCCTGATGCGCGAATACGCCGACTTGCTTGATAAGTACGCGCAAGCCATGAGCAACAGCTATGCCGCCAAAACAGGCAAAACCGCCGAAGACTGCCTGTCGCTTCTAACTGATGGCGTAGACCACTGGTTTACCGCTGCCGAAGCCAAGGCCGAAGGCTACGTCGATACCGTAACTACGGCTTTGGCCGTAGCAGCAAGTTTTGACCGTGAGGCATTTGCCGCACGCGCAAAGAACCCACCGGCCGCACAGGCCGTTGTGGAACCTGTGGCAGCCGCCACGCAACCCAAGGAGCATACTATGCCTCAAGCAAATCCGGCGGCTCAGCCTTTAGCAGCCGCACCACAACCGAATCAAGCAGAGATCCATGCCGCAGGCGTTCGCGCTGAAGCAGACCGTCGCGCTTCGATTCAAAACGCGTTCAAACCATTTGCCAGCAAAGACGGCGTTGCAGACCTGCAAGCCACTTGCGAAGGCGACCTGGAGTGCACGTCAGAAGAAGCCAAAGCCAAGCTGCTCGCCCACCTGGGTAAAGCCGCTACACCAGCAGCCAGCAACCACGTTGTTACGGTTCAAGACGAATCGGACAACCTGCGTGATGCCGCTGTCAACGCCATCGTTGCCCGTGCCGGCCTGATGCAAGACGCCAACAAGCGCCGCGCTGCTATGCAAGGTAACCCGTTTGTCGGCATGAAGCTGCTGGATATGGCCAAGGCCTCTCTGGAGCGTTCTGGCGTGAGCTGCTCCGGCATGGATCAGCGCAAGATCGTTGCTACCGCCTTTACGCAATCAACCAGCGACTTCCCGGTACTGCTGGAAAATGTCATGCACAAAGTGCTGCAAGACGGTTACACCAATGCCGCTGATACCTGGAAGCGCTTCTGCAAAATCGGTAGCGTATCGGACTTCCGCGCCCATAACCGCTATCGCACCGGCAGCATCGGTAACCTGGATACGCTCAATGAACTGGGCGAATTCAAGAACAAGACCATTCCAGACGGTGAAAAGGCCCAAGTTAAGGCCGACACCAAGGGCAACATCATCAACATCAGCCGCCAGACCATCATCAATGATGACCTGGGTGCTTTTGTGGGTCTTGCTGATACGCTGGGTCGCGCCGCTGCTCGCACCATCGAAACAGACGTTTACGCCTTGCTGGCACTGAATGGCGGCCTTGGCCCCGTTATGTCGGATGGTAAAACCCTGTTCCACGCAGACCACGGCAATATCGGTACCGGTGCTGCGCTGAGCATGGCATCGCTGGATCTGGATCGTGTGCTGATGGGCAGCCAGAAAGACATTTCTGGCAATGACTTCCTCGACCTTAGCCCGGCTGTTCTGTTGGTCTCGCTGCTTCTGGGTGGCACGGCACGCGGTGTTATCGGTGCCGAGTACGACCCAGACACCACCGGCAAGCTGCAAAAACCAAACATCGTTAAGGACCTGGTCCGTGACGTGGTGGATACGGCTCGCCTGAGCGGTACTCGCCGTTACCTGTTTGCAGACCCAGTTGTTTCCCCAACCCTTGAAGTGTCGTTCCTGGACGGCATGGAAGAGCCTTATCTGGAAACAGAAGAGGGCTTTACGGTTGATGGCGCTCGCTGGAAGGTTCGCCTGGACTTCGGTGTCGATGCTATCGACTACCGTGGCGCTGTTACCAACGCCGGCGCATAACCAAAGACGTTAAACCCAAGCCGCCCGGATGACCCGGGCGGCGCATGAAAGGAAAGATCATGACTAAACGATTCGTGCAACCGGGCAACGTCCTGGATCACACCCCCGCAGCAGCGGTTAACTCTGGTGCTGTACTGGTAATCGGCGCACGCATTGCTGTGGCCTTGGCAGATATTGCTGCTGACGCTACCGGCTCGGTACAAGTAACCGGCGTATTCGAACTGCCAAAGAAAGCAGCCGATACCGTTGCTCAGGGCGCACTGGTTTACTGGGATGCAACCAACCAGCAAATCACGACTACCGCCTCTGGTAATACCCTGGCTGGTTTTGCTGCACATGCTGCAGCCGCAACCACCACGGTTGTTGACGTAAAAATCAACGCCTAAGCCATGGGTTCCTTTGCCGCTATGGAACGCCGGTTGCAAACCGGGATTGTTGCCAAACTCAGCAATGTCGAGGTAACGATTCCGGCTATCGGCTTCCGTGCGGCGGGGATATTTCTGCCCAATCGGGCAGATGCTTTTGACGGCATGGTACAGGCTAATAACACCGTTATTCAGATGAGCAAAACCGATCTCACTGATGCCGCAAAACTGGCTATCGAAACGGATGGCGTGATTTTGATCAACGGCGATGCCTATACCGTACGCACTACCCCATACCCCATCGACGGATTTTGGGAATTTTCGGTGAAAAAAGCGTCATGAGCCTACGTAAAACTATCCTGGAAGCGCTAGAAGCGCAAATTGCCAGCGCTACCGGTAAGGCTACGTATAAAACCCGGCGCGATCCAATACCGGAAGAAAACCTCCCGGCCATTGTGATTGAACCTGACAACGAGCCAAATAACCAGGCAGTTATTGGCCGCACAGAGGCCGCGCTGACTGTCGCCATATCAGTGCTGTTTACCGGTGCCGCAACAGACACTGCTAATGATGCACTCATTAGCCAGATTCAACAGCTCATCGAGCAAGGGCTCAGCATCGGAACACCAGATGACGGCGTACAGATTGGCCCAGACCACCTCATTGAATTTACCGACGAAAGCATAGACCTGGGGCGTGCCACATTCCGCGTTCAGGCTGGATACGTCAGAACCACTGGAGCGATGTAATGGCAAAACAAGAATCCCCGCTGGATCTACCGCTACCTACCGAAGGTGGCAGCTATATCCGCAATGACCAAACCGGTGCAATTACCCGCGCCGACTCTACCAAACCGACTGAGCCTGCAGCTGCTGCTGTTGCGCCTGAAAAGGAATAACCATGACACGTAACGTACGCGACTCAGCAATTCTGGCTAAGATCGAAACAACCTACGGCACAGATGCCGTACCAACTGGCAGCGTTAATGCCATGCTGGTATCTAACCAGACGGTTAACCCACTCAATGCGCAAAACGTTGACCGCGCACTGGTTCGACCATACCTGGGTGCATCAGAGCAGTTAACCGGCACAAAGTACATTGAGCTCTCGTTTGATGTTGAGCTACAAGGTTCTGGCACAGCGGGTACGGCACCGGCCTACGGCCCACTACTACGTGCCGCCGGTATGGCAGAGGTGGTATCTGCCGGTTCCCGCGTTGAATACACACCAATCTCTACCAGCTTTGAGTCAGCCACACTGCATTACTACGACAGCGGCGTAGTGCATAAGCTGCTAGGCGCTCGCGGTGATGTTGAATTTAAACTCAGCGTGGGTGGCAAACCCATCATGTCGTTTAACTTCAAGGGTCTTGATGGTGGCATTGTGGCCGCAGGCACCCCGGCTATTACCATCAGCAACTTTAAAACACCGGCTGTCGTTACAGACGCCAATACCGCCGATATTTTGCTGGGCTGCAGCTATGCAACCGGTGCTTTGAGTGGCGGTACCGCTTACCCGAGCAAAGGCCTCACCGCTAAACTTGGTAACAGCGTGGACTTTATCGCTCTGGTTGGCGGTGAGTCGATCGACATTACCAACCGTGAAGCTACTGCCGCCATTAGCCTGGATCTAACCGCCGCGCAAGAAGTTACCTTCATGGGCAACGTGATTGACAATGCCGCAACCAGCATTGGCCTGACACACGGCACGACAGCGGGCTATAAAGTCACCCTATTTGCGCCATCGGTACAGCTGCTAAACCCAAAGAAAGAGGATCAGTCAGGCCGTCGCATGATCGGCTTTGATGGCCGCCTACTACCTGCGGCTGGCAATGACGAACTGCGCCTGGTGGTTGCCTAATGTTCAAACTCCAGCCAAATCCTACGTTTAGCGCCGAAGTAAACATCACTACCCCGCAAGGGGTGGTGCCTCTTAAGCTTGAGTTTAAGCACATGAGCAAAAAGGCGCTGGGTGACTGGACAGCAACATCAAGCAACAAACCGGACATTGAAGTACTTGGCCCCGTTGTTTGCGGCTGGACAGATGTATTTGACTGTAACGGCGAGCTAGTGCCATTTAGCCATACAGCATTTGCGCAACTACTTGCAGACTATTCGCCAGCGGCTAGAGAGATATTCATGGCCTATTTGTTGGCGTTAACTGAAAGCCGCGCAAAAAACTAATAGATGCCGCTAGACACTGGGCGTCTGGCGGCACTCAGGATTTATCAGCCCAGAAAGAAACCCTTCTTGCTATGGGTATTGAGGCAGATTTAAGCGAGCGCGAAAAAGAATGTGTCGATTTAGAGATCTGGCCGGAAAACGAGGCACCGCTAGCGGTATTCGAAGCCATGCACACGCAATGGCAACGCGGCGGCATGGATGGCCGAATCTACGCATTGAACTACACCGCTGTGCCAATAG